AGCGATCTGCCAACACATCCTATGTAATTTAGATCTTCATCATAAACAGGAACCACTGCACGATTATACATCTGCTTATTAGAATTATAGCATTCACCGACATCAAAAACAACAAGAGTTTCCGCTAAAAATCCTCTTTCCATATAATATTTTGAGGGGATTTCAATGCTTTTTATAATCTGTTCTCTAGTAATATTTGTAATTACTTTTTCTGGTTCTCTGGTTAAAATTTCCATTAGTTTTTGATTATTATAAATACTCTCTGGAATTTTTTCTTCTGGAATATCAATTAGTTTTTTATCAAGAAACGACAAACAAAAGTTAATTGCTTCAATAAAACTAACTTCTTTATTTTTCTTATAACTTAGAACGCCTCTAACAAAACCAATTAGATTTTTTCCAAAGTCTTTTTCACATGAATGAGTCCAGCAAACCCAATTACCTTTAGATTTTGAGCCATCAGTAAATATGCAAGCTCCTCCTGAATTATCTCCGCCATGAACAGGACAGGAAAAAGCTAAACGATTTTCAAATTCTATATATTCAACATTAAGAGCTTCAAGCAAAGCATGTATTTTATCTGCTAATTGATTACAGATCGAATAAACCTTCTGCTGAGTTATCTTCTCGTTCTTCGAATGGCGGTTCTTCGTTTCTGTTGTCATCTACTGCTCCTGATTTTAATTCATTTCTGGTATACCATTCAGTTAGTTTCGCCTGAGATCCATGCATTTTTACATTAATATAGTCTCCCGGCTCAAGCCCAGAACCATGTCTCGTTTTAATGAAAACAATTTTTCTATTTCCATTTTGATCGCCATCGTCTGCAATTTCTTCATCATTTTTAACTTGAAACTTAGCAACAGTTGCTGCAAGCCATTGCAATCGATCTGATTGGGCAATTTCTTCTTCTCTATTAAGCTGAACAAATGACAAGCAAGGGACATCGTATTGAATACAAAAATCATTCATTTTAGTAATTTGAAATCCTAATGCTTGATATTCCTGCATTGCGGCAGAAAGTCCCGCACTACTCATTAATTTAAAATAGTCATAGATAATTAAGCAATCTTTTGTTTTACCGTTCTCGTCAAATCCAACATATTGATGAATCCATTTTTTAATAATATTTAAAATATTATCGAATGGCTGTCCTGCAATCGACATATAATGATATGGTATATCCTTTAAGTGTTGAGCTGCTTTTTTTACACTTTCTGTCGCCATAAAACTTTTAGCAAATTTACCTTTAGCAATATCATTAATATCGACTCCGCTCAAGTTTGCCAGCATACGATTTCTTTGGTCGCTTATATCCATTTCGGTATCAAGATATAAAGCGGGGATGTGTAGTTTACTTGCAACATGAAGAGCTACGTTTGTAGAAATAACACTTTTACCTACACCTGTTCTTGCCCCAATTAAACAGACCGATTTTCGTCTGATACCTCCTCCGCAAGCCTCATCAAACCGATTAAGGCCGGTAGGAATACCAAGATAATCAGTAGGGTTATCAATAAGAAATTGAACGTATTCATCAATATTTTCACCCACAAGCATAGTTTTATTACTATACTCTTTGTATGCGTTTAATGTAATATCTGTAATTGGTTTTTCTACAGAGGAGATAATATCTTCTACTGCTTCATCGCCAGTGACTTTATCAATTGCTTTTTCTGATTGCTTGATTGCTTTTTTAATATCTCTAGCTAGTTTTAACTTTGCTAACTTAGCTGCAAATTTTGGCACATTATCTTTATTAATAGGAAAATTAAATAAACTTCTAATAAAACCCATTTCTGTATTTTTATTAATAAGTTCAAATACTCCTAGTTTTTGAGCGGCAGAAAAAATTGCAAGATACTCAATCTTTTGGTTATTCTGAATAATATCTTGCAAGCAACTGAAAATAATTTGATTTAATTCGTGAGAGAAATAATCAGCATCTATAAAATCTAAATCAACATATACTTCCAAGCCATACTGGCAAATTCCTGCCAGCACAGCACGTTCTACAGGTAAATTTTCAAGTATAGCTTGGGACATTTTATTTTACTCCATACATTCTTTTTACAATTTTTGGAAGTCGATTATACACTTCTATAATCTTTTCCGCTTGCTCAATCGCAAGTTCCTTATTTTCTTCTGCTAGTTTCTTTTCTGAAATCAATTTATTATTTGCTTCAATTAACTTCCCATTAGCATCATATAGTGATTTATTCAATTCGATAGCAGAGTCGACCATTTTTTGAAGGTCTGCTAATTGAATTTCATATTCTAAAATTTGATTATTAAGATTTCCAATTTCTATTTTTAGCTCTTCTTCTTTAGATGATCCGTAGATTGCACTATTAGTTTCGTAAACATGAATTTTTTCAAGTTCATTTGCAGCTTTACGAATTATTTCTAAATAGCTATAAACACTATTTTCATTATTATTTTCCATTAGTTCTCCTTAATAACTTCTATATATGACATAAGGGTAATAATAAATAGGATAATAATATGTTGGATAATAATAAATTACTGGCTGGTATGTATATGTAACTGTTTGTACGGGCACATTAACGTATTGTACTGGCTGTTGAACTGGTACATTTACATACTGTACTAATTGCTGAACTGGAACATTTACATATTGCTGTGGGACATTTACATGTATTTGTCCAATTGTTATAGCTACTAATGCTATTAAAGAATTCATTGCGTTTCCCCTTCTAAATAAAAAACACCGTTCATAAAGTCACTTACTGTCTCTTGCCTTTTTGAGAAAATTAAGTGATATGTTCTTCCAAGAATATTGATTTTTGTTGTCCAAGGACTATTATCTACATTAGATAAAAACCCATCTTCATTCATTCCATTATATATCTCTTGCGGCAAATTGTCAAGTATAATTTTTGAATTTTCTACATAAAATGCTTGCACGTAATCCATTAATTTTCTTTCGTCCCTATTTTTGTGTTAGATAATACTCTGGTTAAAACTATAAAATAAAAAACCGTAAACAATACAAATCCAACTCCAAGATAATCGCTAATTGTCATCCCGAACTCCCAAATCCTTTGTCTCCACGAGTTGTTGAATCAAGATCTTCAACTTCAATTGGAGTAAAATCAGGAATAGGCTGCACAATCATTTGAGCAATCTTATCTCCCGGAGAAACAATTTGACATGCACTATCTTCATTAATAATCAACACTTTAACTTCTCCACGGTAGGGAGCATCAATAACTCCTGCCATTGTATCAAAGCCTTTCTTTACAGCAAGTCCTGATCTTGGCCAAATTAAGCCCACAAAACCTTTTGAAATTCCAACCGCAATTCCTGTAGAGAATAGTTTACGTTCTCCCGGATTAAGCACTACAACTTCTGTTTCGTCACAATATAAATCTAGCCCAGCATCAAATAGATTAGCTTTATCTGGAAGTTTTGCTGTTGGGGTTAATTTTTTAACTGGTAGTTCATAACTTAAAAATGCACTCATGATTTTCCTTTCAATAAACAAGATTCACAACGATAAAATTCTCTAGCGTATATTGGTAAAACTCTCTCCCTTTTTCCACATACTTCACAAATTTGATTGACTTTTTGCTCTTCGATTGATTTTCTAGTTCTCTCAGTTTGTTTAACATTTGGCGTTACAATATCTCTATGTTCTCCTTCATCAACATATTTATTATTTCTTTGGCCAGTAGAAATTGGTTGCTTTCTTCCGCTTTTTTCTACGACATTTGATCCCGCCTTTGACATGGTGAATTCTCCCATATCAAATCTTCCAGCGATAGTCTTTTTTTCTGTTGGCACTGACGACTGAACTGCGATTGGATTTGCAGAAATTATTTCTTGATCATAAGCGTCTAACATTTCTAAACCCATTCGAACTAATTCGGGATCATTTAACTTTTTTCCTTTTGCTATAATTATTTTTGCCTGTTCTTTAAGATCGTTCATACGACTTACTCCTGCTTATATTTTCTAATACTTTAATTGATTGCTCGATTCCTTTTACTTGCGATTCTGCTGATAATACTCTGGATTCAGAAGTTGTTTTAAGTTTTTGTAATTTTAAACCAACCTCGCTATTTCTTATTGCAGAATAGTACTTTTCTTCCCATTTAGCATACTTTTCGTGCTTTTGTCCAGTTATTATATACCAGATTCCTTGTTCTGCCCATTGCTTAACCGCTTTCTCTCTGGCAATTACATTGTTTATATATGTCATATATTTATTAAGAGAATATATTGCAGTTTGGCAATCAACTGACGACATTTTTCTTAAGTCTTCTTCTGACATATACATTATTTGATAAACTCTACCAACTAATTCAGAAGAGTTTTTTAATCCATAATCAATAAAATGTCCAGAGATCCAGTCGTCTATGCTTTTCTGGAACGCTTCGCATTTTTTTTCTATGTCGTCCATAGCTTTTCTTTCCACTCTTCTAGTGTTTCATTTTCAAATAATTCTATTAGTGTAAACTCATTAAGATCGCACCAAGTTTTTTTATCTTTATCTCTTGCTTGAGCTTTATAAAATTCCATCTTATTAGCAAAAAAGAAATTATTAAACTCTGTATGCTGTCGGCCATGCACTTCAACGATTAGTCCCCTAACTGGAATAAAAAAATCCGCTTTTAAAGTGGATTTTCTTGTACTTGTCTTTGTTCCGGGCAAAACTATCTCTTCTAGTATTCGATCATTAGGATAACGCTCTTTTAATAAATCCTTAGCTTTAGCATGTGGTCCTGATCGACGTTCAGTTTCTACAATATTATTGCTAGGAATCCAAGAGTACTCTTTACCATCTAATCCAATAATGTTCAATATAATAGTTCCTTAACTTTAGACTCCAGCGTTTTATATGCTTCTGGATTTTCAGTTAAATAATTATATACCTTCTCTTGTCCTTGCAACTTAACTTTTTCAGATTCAATAAAGTCAAGGTTGTACCATGAGCCAGCAACTGAAATAAGACCAAGATCGATTGCAATCATAAGAATTTCTTGCACTTTGTCGATTCCATGACCAAATCTAATCCAACTCTCGCAAGTCTTATAAGGAGATCCAATAGATGAACAAAGGATATCCCATGTAACCTTTAATCCAATGACATTCTTTTGATCTTTACTAGAGCTTGCAGATTCCCAAGGCTGAACACTTTTTACTTCCATTCTCGTGTCGGCTTGGAATTGAATCTTAACACCGCCATCAGCCATTTTACTCTTACCATATCCACTGGTATTCGTAATCATGTGCGTAATCATGATAACAAGACACTTTTGGTTTGGTACAGTTTGACCAAGTTTTTTTACAAAATCTGATAGAATCTTTGGCAAACCCGGACGAGTCATGCCGCTAATATCTTCATCAAGATCACGAGAAGGAATTAGGGAAGAAATAGAGTCAATAACAAGAACACAACCTTCGTTCTCTTTTTCAGATATTAACTTTCTTGCAATATCAAGAAATGTTTCTGCTGGTAATGGCTGGTCTCCTGATCGAATTACTTGCACTAAAGATGGATCGATTCCCGGAACTTCAAAGTTCATTTCTTTAAGCCGACCCTCTACATCAAGATAAATAATCTTTCGACCTTCTGCTTGACAGTTGGCAATGATTTGCATAGTTGTGGTTGTCTTGCCAGCTTTTGGTGGCCCAGAAAGAATCATCCAAGAGCCTTCTTTAACACCACCTCCTAGAGCAAGATCAATTGCAGGACTAATAGAGATAGTTTTGTAGCTTTTTTTAGTTTCTAATACTTTTTCGCCAGTTGTTACGTAATCGCCATATTTTTTAAGAAAATCTTTATCCATTGTTATTCATGTCACTTTCTATATCTTTCAATCTATTTACAAGCGTTTTGGTTCCAAATGATTTTCTTGGTTTAAATTCAAGTGGCTCAATCGCAATTATTTCAATTGTATCACGCTTTGGCGTATTGTCAAGAGCAAATTTAATTTTTTCAATTTCTTTTTTTACATTTCTAGCTCCAAGAGAAATTGTATTTTTACCTGCACTTGACTTTACAAATTTTATAACAGACTCTTCGCCGTATTCTTTTATTAGTTTATTTGCTAACGAAACTTGCCTAATATATATTTTTTTCCATTTTGGCAGATTCCAAAACTTATAGGGGAGCGTCCCTACTTTTTCATGCTTTGCAAGTTTCTGACAAATTAATTCAGCAACATATTGTGCTGAAGTACAAAAGTCTCCAGTTGATGGAGACTTGTATTTACTTAATGCAGTCTGGATTTTTTTTCCCGACATTTACAGTTATCCTCGCACATTATTCTTTTTTTAAAAAGTAACTTTTCATTTTCAGGAGTTATTTCTCTGATCTCTTCGTCTTCACCAAGAGCGAATTGTGGCCAATAAAATTTCTTAACATGAATTTTGTTGTCACTCTTAACAATTCCAAAAGACATGAACTTGTATATCACATCAGTATTATCGGTTAGTTCTTTGCAAAGCCCTCTTATAATAAAAAATTTATCAAGGCCATTGTCATCTTGAAATATTGTTTGCTCTGGCATTCCGGGGCAAAGAACTCTTACTTCAATTACTTTTATATTATTATTAAAGCAGAACTCTTTTAGTCTTGTCCAAGGATCTTTTTTGTCAGAAGCGTCAAAATCTGACCACACTTCTGTTCCATTATCAAGAATGCACTTCCATAATATTTCTTGCTTATCTAAAAGTAATAATATGTCTTTATTGAAACTTGTACAAAGCATTAGTCTTCCCTAATTTTACGAACACAATTTCCAAGTCTTGGAGGAATATTATATCCATTTGTAGGTTGTCTATTTTTTGCTGTTTCATCAGCCCTCATAGACGCTTGCTCTGTCATTGCAGTTACACCATAATCTTTTTTATGAGCAAACAACTCTCTTGTTTCAGGATAGCCTTTTGGACTTGGCTCATTTTTCTGGGCTACTTTAGGTTCAGTAATATTTACCTTTTTATTTTCATTGCCCATTTTAACTGTTTTGTTTATATTGGTTTTTGGAACTTCCACCTTTTTCTTCGGCATAATCAATATCCTTTATTTTGAAATTCTCTTTGAGCATAAGTTAAAAACATTGATCTTCGTGTTTTCAAATACTGTAAATAATATGAAAAAACTTTCTCATCAGCTTTTTTAAATTGAAAATTGTAGGCATTGATTTTATTAGAGTCCATTCCAAAAGGATCAAATATCATACCCCTTCCAATTTTTACATAGTAATTAATTGTTTTTTTCTGTTCTTCTTTGTTTACTATTGTTGCAATTTTAGCAACAGCGTTATGCTCTTCTCCTGATTTTCCTGTCTTCTCGATAAACTCTACGTTTACTTCATCTTTTTCTGGTAAATTAAGATCTTGTATATTTTCATTTTCGTTTCTTGACATTTGTTTTTCCTAGACTTTCAAGCATATTTTTTACTTTTTCAATACAATCCTTCTTATCATATCCTACCACATGAATCTCGCCTTTGTTTGTCATTTTTAAATTTTGAAATTCTTCTGTGCAATCTACAATTTCAGGATCAACACTACCATCATCTAACATTCTATGGATATATAGATTCACTTTTAGTATTCCTATATGTGGACCTACATTGAATTTTTCTCTTATCATAGTTTTCCTGTTTCAATAAATTTCCGTTGTTTCTCTGGAGACAGCTTTGCTATTTTACTATTTAGCTCTCTTTTTTCTCTGTGCTTAATTCTTTCTAAAGAGCCGTCCTTTGCCATCTTTTCTTCAAGTCCATACCGCCCAAGGCTTTTGGCATTCTTTTCGGCGAGCTGGCCGATTGTCTTCACCTCTTTATTTATTATAACAGGAGGCTCATCCAAAACAACCGACAAGCCCGCTTTTTCGCAAAATGGACAGATGGTTCTTAATGGTTCTTTGATTGAATGAAAGACTTCGAATTCTTCTTTGCATTCTTTGCAAGCATAGTGATAAGTTGGCATAAATTCCTCAAAAACTTGGTTTATCTTCTGGATTAGACTCGTAGTATTCCTCAGAAACATAAGATAGAAAATGGGCATATCCTTCTTTGATAATTCTCTCTTCTTCTTTTGTTCTTTCTTCAAAATCAATCATATAGTTATAATGTTCAATAATCTCAACATTAATATCTTGAGATTCTTCTTTCATGTCTTTCATTGCTGCATAAGATAAAGCTAAGTTACCTATTAAGATTCCAGCAACAATGATTGGAGCGACATACTTTCTCATCTAGTCTCTAGCCTTTCTAGTACTCGACCGATTATAGGGTTACGAACAATATCTGTTGCCTGAAGTTCACAAACTCCAACTCCTTGTAATCCAAATAGCTTGTCTCTAATATCCATCATTGCACCCCTCATAGAAAGGGGTAGGTCTGATTGATATGGATCGCCTTCAATAATTGCTCGTGAATGCATTCCTATTCTAGTTAAAAACATTTTTATTTGTTCATACGTTGCGTTCTGTGCTTCATCAAGTATCATAAATGAATGATGGAAGTTTCTTCCTCTCATATACTCAAGTGGACAGAGTTCAACAATTCCAGCAGCAAGCTGTTTGTTTAATAATTCTCTGCCAAGATATTGCTGCATCTCTTCAAGAACTGGCATAACATAGGGTTGTATCTTCTCATCTTTACTACCGGGAAGATATCCAAGCCCTCTACCGGCTTCAACAACTGGTCTTGTTACTATGATTTTTTCTATTTTATTTTCTAAAAGCCAGTTACACGCAAGACCAACAGCAACCGAAGATTTGCCAGATCCTGCTGGACCTGTACAAATTGTAATATCGTTTTCAACCATAGATATGATATAGTTTTCTTGATTAATACTTTTCGGTTTAAGTATTTTACGATGCGGATTAGTTATAGCACTTGCTGTTGCTCTTTGAGCGGTTTTTCTTGTTTTGCGTGTTGACATGATTTATGATCTTTCATGATAAAGTAAATTCGCTTGTTGTATTTTTATATGTGTAGCGATATGTTGAGTAGTTATTTTGCCCAGCATCACCTCCACTTCTTTCTCTGTTTGTTAAGAAATTATTAGACCCAAGATCTATTGTTAAAGAATCTTTAATGCCTAATAAAATTCCAGTGGTATACATATTTTCAAAAACTGAATTTACAACTTCATTTATATTTCCAGAAGCTCTTATTTCTCCACTAAACGGTGGAGGGTTAGGAATTCCCGAATATACATAAGTATCAGGTATTGTTCCTGTATCTTGGAATAAGTTATTTGTTACTGGATAAAATCCACGATCAAGAACTTCAAAAGTACACGACACATCAATTGGATATCTTACATATTTATTAGCAGCCGTATAGAATCTTCCATAAGAAGGAACTTCACCATAGTCAAAAGATATTGTAACTTCGACTGATAATAAAGCATGACCGCTAGATAAGTGTCCTGACACTTCTGGTGGTATCCCGCTTACAAAGAAATCTTTTCTTCTCTTTACATTTCCACTATGCGCTACATAAGATGGACTATCTTCATTTGCTTTTATTGCATTTGGCATTCCACTGCTTAATAATGCATGAGAACTAAAAGAAATATCTTCTGTAAAAAATCCTTCTGTTTGGAATCTATATGATACAGATTTTAACAAGCAGTCTTTTAATTGTATTCCTGTTGGATATATGTTTTCAGAATTTTGATAATTATAAATATATAAATCAATATCCAATGGAGATGGAACTAATCTTCCAGAAGGAATTACAGATCCTGTTTTACTAACTCCAGTTATTGCTCCATCAATTGGAAGTGGTTTAACATTGTCAGAAATAAATTTACTAAAAGATATTTCAATGTTTGGTTTTTTATATATATTTTTAGACGTAAATGGATTTCCCCAAGCAGGAATCGTTGTTGCATCTAAAGTTTGGCTTATAGATATATTTTGAATACCTGATACGCCTACATTATTTATTTTTAAACTTTGTAGGTCGTATCTTATTAAAGTTGGAGGGACTCCGAATAAACTCATACTACTTCACAAGCTCCACCAGTACATGCCATTGCCTGTTCCAATTGAGTATCATCATATTCTTCAAGAACTTCTGTATAATCAACATCTTCATACTCTCGCTTAAGTTCAGTCCAGAGTTTAAAGTTATAAATATCTTTCATGCAATAGGTAAACTTCTTTACGTCACCTTCAAAGTACTTATTGGCAAATCTTCCACATCTTGATACCCATTCTTCTTTAGCCTTACCTTTGATTGGAGCGCCTAGTCCAAGAAGGCTATCGCAAGCTGCCCAAAGATTATCTTCAAATAAAGTTAAAGCAACTTCAATTAAACCACTTGCAAACATGACTCCATCGCCATAATGTGCAATCATCTCGCTAGGTAAATACACAGTAGTAAATGGAGCTTGAGGATAATCCTTATCTCCTGTTACTGGAAGCAAGGAAATCCCACAGAAAAATTCACGATTATCATAAATGAATTTCTCAACCTCTTCCCATTCCGCTGGCTTAACATTAATAGTATTGCTGACATTATGATTAAGCCAAGGCTTAGTACAAAGCTCCTTATTAGTTCCCGACAATACCCAATTTTGTTGAGTTGACTTTACCGTTTTAAGAAGTTCAATAGCAGTAATTTGGTTCTTAGTTTTGCTACCATCAGGGACTTCAATACAAAAAGCAATTACATCATCGGTCCTATTGGCCGACCAAACAGATTCTTCGCACGCTCTTGGATTACATTTTTGGAAATGTTGGTAGATTGCTTCCATCTTATTTGCCTGAACACGACGAATATAGCGTTTAGCATGATGAGGATGGATACCGCTAGCAGTACCAAGAATACAAGAAGCAGTGCCTTCAGGTTTAACGCACGTGACTCTCGCAGCCTGATTGATGCCGATTGCTGCTGCGACCATTTTATTGGTAGATTTTGCAAGTTCTGCTGCCTTTCTTTGGATATCGGGATTTAAACAAATTTCAGGCTTTTCAAACCAGCCCGTTCCTGATACGCCAAGTAAAGCCTCTCTGGCAAAAATCTTTTCGCTAGTTTTACCTAAATATGGAAAATTATTAAATCCAGCTTGAAGAGTTCCAATAATTGTTACAGCACGAACTGCATCATAAAAATCTTCTTCTGTATTAACTTTCGCACAATTAACAGTAGAAAGATTACATCCCTGCCAACCGCTTTCACCAGTTTCAATATCAACTGGATACATACCGATTTCAACACAAGGATTAACAATAAAGTCTTCATCGTCAGCCCATACAAATCCCGGCTCACCAAACTCTTTTACTGACTTCATTAGTTCAGAGAATTGTTCAGGAGTTGTCTTCTCTCGAAGTAGCAATGCTGAATTGTTAGATCGCCCCCGCTGAGGATTATCAATAAACCAATTACCAGTTTTAGCGGTAGCCATCTCTTTATCTTCTGGCGAAAAAAGGCAGATCGTCGCACTTCTGCGAACTCCTCCAGAAATAACAGCATCTGCAAAATGCATCACTATATCGTATACTTCAATAGGTTTGATTCTTTTATTGCCTCGCAGGACAGCTTTATCAAGAACGTCTTTAATTTTATCTAATGCCCTTTTTAGTGGTTCTGGACCGGGAGCCTTTCCTCCTCCAGAAATTCTTGTTCCCTTTTTACGAATTTTATCATAAATAAATTGAACTTCTTTTCCTTTATAATCTTGAAATTCGCTATCACTATCAAAATATGACGAAATTAAAATACCGACAGCATCGCTCCACCCTTCAATATCGTCAGGAATAGTATAATTTACTTTTCCAGATTTGCTATCTAAAAGATTTGGTAATTTATCAATATGCTTAAACTGAACTGAGAATCCAACTCCGCATCCGCAAAGAAGCATATACATGCACTCTTGAAAGAATCTTATACGATCTGCAAAAGAAACTGTACAATTATACATTCTAGCATTATGCTTGAAGATTGGGTCTCCGCCAAATTGCAATGCTCGTTGTGAGCCGAGTCCCTTTTTCTTGAGCATCATATCATATGCCCAATCGATCATCTTTCCTACTTCTTCGCCCTTATCTGCATATTGCTTATGCATCATATTGCGAACACGATCAACACTTTCTTTGTACGTTTCTCTTCTTTTTTTATCTGGAATAAATCTTGCATATTTTCCGGTGAAAGTATAGTCTTGGAGTGCTTTAATTGACATTTATTATCCTCTTCTTAATTTATTGGCAAGATACGCAAATATATCTTGATTAAAATCTATGTTTCTTATTTTTAAACCGTTTTCTATCAAAAATTTCATAACATCAATATCGCCTTGATTCATTGAATATATGACGCCTTTTTTATCTACTATTAATTCTTTTATATCATTTTGCCATAATAGCTTTGCACACGTTGAACATGGATTAGCTGTTATATAAGCTCTTAAATTATTTTGTTTAATTAACATGTTGCTAATGGCGTTTTGTTCTGCATGTAGCATAAAAGGATATTTTCCCGGCCTAACCGTTGGAAGATTAGTGTCATTAGTTTTCGCAGGAAATCCGTTATATCCAATACTGATAATATGATTATCTGAATTAACAATAATACAGCCCACTTGAGTCTGGCTATCGTGAGAACGAATAGCTGCCCAGTGGGCCATTCCTAAAAAATATTGATCCCAGTCTAGTCTCATGCTTGATACGCTTTATGAATCCAAGTGAATTTTGATTGATCGTTACGTGAGCAAAATGCTACTAATTTATTATAGCCTTCTCGCTCTTCAAAGTAACCAAAAAATCCATCTGGATTTGAAATATTTTCTGTGTTTGGGATCTCTTTTTTTACTGTTTCATTGAGCTTGTCTACGTTAATTCTCATGATCAAGTCCTTTAAATTATTTTATGTTGAAAAGTTTAAAAACTTCTTCTTTTTCAATAAATCCGCAGTATTCAATTACTTGAGTTTCAGGGTCTTCATCTTGAAATGAAACAAAATAGAATTCTTCAATTTTTTCCTTAAATAAATCTTGCATACCTTTTGTACTATAATCACTCTTTTTAAAAAGATCTGCTAACTCTTTAGATAGAAAAAAGGCTAAGTAACCTTCTCTTTCATTTAGCAGTTGAATGCTGATACAGTGGTATTCAATTTTATTCTGTTTAAACTTAAACATGAGAAGACCGCTATCATAACGGTCAATCTCCTCTGTAATTCTAATTTTTCCAATATTAAGATTCATTCTGATTGCCTTCTAATACGACTGTTACTTTGTTTACCCTGATTTCAATGTAGGTTTTGCCATCAACCGTTTTTACATTTATATTATCCAGTACCGCCTTCACTTTGTCAAGGTCGGCCTGAGAAAAATTAAACTGTTTAAGCAAAATTTCTATGATTTTATCATTTAGTCCCATGAATATTTCCTACCGATCCATTATTTGAGGGCGATGGTTTTAATTTCTTAGTTGAGCCATTTTGCTCAAGAAGTTCATTTCTTTTTTCACTCATTTTAAGCATCCTATCAAGAGCTTTGCTATGATCTTCTAAAATTATTGTATGCTTATCAAGTTTAGTTTCAATAAGAACATTTGTTGCACTCATAATCTCAGTTTGCTTTGAAAGATTATCTTTCATACTAGTTACTAGTTCAAAGTGCGCATCCATTATTGGCTCTACTTTATTCCATAATTTAGACAATGCTTTATAACCAATGGTATAAAATAGTTTATACAATATAAATACTGTTACCAACCATACGCCCATTGGAAATCCAACTTTATTAAAGAAATCTCCAATATTTGGTAATGCTTCATGCCAGTTAAATAAACTACTCATAATATGATATACTCCTAAAAAAAGGGGCCGGGATTCCCCGACCCCAACTTAATAATAAAGGAAATCACTTACCAGTAATTGGAGAATAGTAATATTTATTTGAGCTTGTAGCTGGTTTGTAATCAATAAAGTTTGTTAAGATGTACAATTCGCCCGGATAAGCTCTGCTTGGTAAAGATGATGAAGTACCAAAGTCTGTACCAGCAGTAGCAGTTGGACTTGTGATCCAAGGTGTTCTGGCTTTAATCTTTCCAGCATAACCTGAACCAGAAGCATCATAGCCAGTAAAGCTAAGTTGCATTTTGCGGATTAAACTGGTTGTATCAACCCAGTTATTTCTTACATAATAAGCTAATGATGGAGCGTATCCAACATTCGCCATAGACTGTAAGAAAGTTTTTGAAACGCCAGCAAGAGTTGTTGTAACACGAGTTAATACCCATGTTCCATTCTTTGCAGCGTTGTATGCAAAAGTTCCAGCAGAAAGAATCTTGGCTGTATTGTATGCTTTTGCACCTGAAGATACTTTTGGAAGGGTGTCGTTTGTGATATCGTTTGTGTTGATATCTTTAACTAGAATTGCTTTTGTAATTATCGTTGTAGCAGAAGTTAAACCAACGATAGTACCACCTTGTCTCTGAGCTGTATAGGTGCTACCCGCTGTATTATTTAAATACGGATTAACTGACTGATTTGGAACCATAGCTATTTACCTCACTTTTATGGTTTTAATCTTAATTTCCTATTGTCCTGATGCTAAAGTTCCTTTTCCCATATTACTATACACAATTTCTTGGCACAATTCGATGGCTTTTTTAACTTTTTTTCGAGCCGCTTCTTTTCCATAGCCGTTTTTTTGACCAATCTCTTTATTTGTCATTCCATAATAAAATTTTTGAATAATAATTTGATGTAATTCTTTATTTATATCTTCTAAAGACATAAGAATGTCTCTTACTTCTTCTTTATTTTTAAAGTTTTCATCTACAATACTATGGCAATTTTCTATAAATTCTTGGTTGCTAAACTCTTTGGACTTCTTTTTATATATTCTTCTGGTGTTATTTTGTAAACTTCTATATAAATAAGATGAAAATTTTACATTTTTAGACTTATCAAACTTTTGCAAGCAATCTAGTAAAGTTGTCATCATAATTGAATTCATTTCTTCTTTTGTACAAACTCCTTTTAAATTTTCTCTACAAACTTTGCTCATGATCTTTTTATAAAATTCATTATCAACAGCTTCTTTAAATTTTTTATTGCTTACAAATTGCATTCTCTATTTCCTTCCTGACACTTGTAAATTGAAACATTTTACCAACCCCAACACAAAATGTGTATCTGCTCATTATCTTCAATGCTTCTACACCATTTATTACCTTTATTTTATCTGATACTTGATGAGTTAAGTCAAAATTAGTATATCCCATCCAGCATTCCCATCTATCTGAAGGCTTTAAAACTGAATCAGATGGAACAACTCCAAATGGAGTATGAATAATTGGTTGTTGAAAATCAATCATTGGAGATAACATTGACGAAGAAGATAATAATTGCTCTATTTCATTTTGTTCTTCATTATCTATATCATTTGGTAATAAAAATGGATCTTGAGCTGGCTCAAGTAGTTCTTTTTCTTTTTCATTCCAGTTTTCCCACATTATTTTTTTCATTAATTTAGCTCCACGCTTGTAGGGTCTACTACTAGATTTTTGGGCTTATTTAAATTTTTATAAGATTTATTGAAGATTGAATAGTTTTTACTTCCATTAGTTTGGGTTTTAGACTGTTCTTTTAATTGATCAACTATCATTTGATTAAAGTAGCCAGTATTTATCTTATTTAACAGTGCTGCAAACTTTTTAATATCTTCTTCTTTTTCGCCCCAAGATAGCTCTAATGCAACATTCCCTGTTTCATCTAAGCAAAATATAATAAAGGACTTTGGAGAAAACTCCTCAGAACTTTCAGGCTCTGGTGATTGATTCGGCATAGTAATTATCCTGTATTATATTAATAAAATCGGTGATATTATATAAACTGCCTTTTTTTAGAGAACCATTAATAAAAGGCATTGATGTTATGTACGTTATTTCTATCTTATTGTCTATTTTTCTACACGATACTAATTCTTTTGAGGGCCATTCATAATTTATTTTTATGTATTCAGAAAACAATTCTTCTATACAATTTTTTATATCTTTATGAAAAATGCTAATTTTTTTATTTATAACTTTTTTTTCATCTAAAAGTATTTTTATGTAATTTGGATCTGTTTGATTATATTGTTTATCATAGAAAATACAAATTAAGCTAACTACAACTTCGTAATTATTTTCCATATTAAGCTCCTTTTAAAAGGCGGGACGTTTAATAGTATTATAGCACGATCCCGCCAAGTGTCAAGCCTAATTTAGTAAAACCCAAGCAATTCCTTTCATTTTTTCTGATAAATTTTTAAACTCTTCGTTTTTAATATATGATTCGTTATCGCCAAGTGTTGACAAGATTACTTTATAAACCTTGTCGCTTAAGCCATTATACTTCTTTGCTATTCTTCCCTCAAAATACATTTTTCCTGCATCGTAATAATAATTTTCAAATGTCAAAGTATTTACATTATCATATTTTTCAATTCTTTTCCCCATTTCATTATTGAAAACGGCAATAAGCTCTCTGTCAATAACTTCATTGGGGCCGGACACGATATCCTTGAGGTCCTTTAATTCTTCAAGAACGCTATCACTTGGCTTTGTTAAGTTTAAATACTTGCTATAATTTGTAGTTGGCAAGCTAGGCTTTTTTGATGGTAAATAATCATATAAAAAAGCTGCCGCAACTAATGCTAGAGCTAATGCAATTCTACCTTTTTTCATTTTTTAACCTCAATTAGCATTGGAAAAATTTCATCAAGTTTAGCTGACGCTGCCGTTAAATTATTTTTATCGCAAGCGTCTTTTAAGCACTGCCACTTATTAACAATAAGAAGTAAACTATCTTGAGCATGATCTGGCTCTATAACTGGTTTAATTTTTACGTCCTCCGGCTTATCTTTCTTATCGCTTGGCTTTGGCAAGTTATCCCTTATAACTTTAAAATCGATAGAGATAGATGAAAGAATTACTAGACCTGCCATACATAGTAGTAAAATTTGAAATAAACTCATAGTGTTCCTCCGGTTTCTCTAATTGAATCTCCTAAAATCCAACTAGCTAATAGTATTGTTACGTTCTGAATTTGCTCAGGAGTCATATCTGTAATTCCCAAGTCATTACTTATCACTGCTAAAATCCCAGATACTGCAATCCAAAATCTTCTGGATTGTATCATTGCTTTTAATTTATCTTGCATTTTTTACCTCCGTTATCATTGAATTTATTTTGTCTTCTGGTAGATCTTTGATCTTATCTATTATCGTATTTTTAATCTCTTCTCTTAAATGCATATACTCTTTTGGGACTTTATTTTTAATTGTTCGTGCAAGCATAGCCTTTTCTACCATTCCGGGATTTTTTACTTTTGCACTTAAATTAGAAGAAAAGACATTGCATTTAATTAGCAGTTGTAAGGTGTTAATTATAATAGAGCCGATTATTACTATTAAACTTAAATCAAAAGAATATTTGCCATCTTGGCTTGGAAGATCTCTTGCTATCTCACAAGCAAAGTTATCTACTTCTGTACTCATTGCTCCTCTCCTGTGCTTTTGCATTTACATCCCTCGGCAGAGTTTGTACAAGGACAGTACACTCTATTCCCATCGGGCTGCACTAGTACTTTTGTTCCATTGCATTCACAGGCTGGCTTTGGCTTTGGTTCTGGCTTAGGCTGAGGCTTCGGCTCTGGCTTAGGCTCAGGCTTTGGAGCTTCTTTTTTTATATACATTTTTTCTACTGTTTCAAGCACAAGATTTGCCCTATCAACAGTATTTTTTAATTCAGTTTCTACGTCTCTATTGCCATATGCGGCAAGTTCTTTTTGAGAATTGGAATAGTCATTATAAACAACTGCTAATGAAAATCCAATCAATCCCATTATTAATAATTGTATCTTTTTCATGCATATACCTCTTTTATTCTATCCCAAACCATTTTTCTAACAAATCCGTCAAAATTACTGTACGCAAAAGCAGCACCAGCGGCAAGCATTTTTTCAGCAACACTTTGTCTAATCCAAAAACTTCCTTCTGGTTGATTATGAAACTTTGGACCGCTATTCCATTTGCCCCAACTATTTTGAACTAAGAATAAAGTTTCGTTTAATCTTTCATATGTATCATCGCAAGCAATCCATGCCATAGCATGTGCCCATGATCCTTGCACTTCAGCAATACCGTACTTATCTCTGACAGAAGAGAACCCAAGATCAGAGCAAACGGAAAGTGCATAACCATTTGCAAGCAAGTCTCTTGCTTGTTCAACTGAAGTTACCGCTGTAGCTGTTTTAATTTTATGCTTGTTGCAATTTTCAAGAATTGATTTTGGAATACCTTTGGAACCCCACGCTGTTCCAAGACCAGCATTATAAACAGACAAGTCAATCTTATCATATTTTTGTCTTGCTAAGAATCCACCTGTTAAGCTAACAAATCTTGCGGCTTGAGAGCAGTACATTCCTTGTCCACCGTGACCTCTACATCCATAGATTGGCTCTGTTGCTCCTCTTGCTACGAATACTTCTTTATCGCCTTTGTAAAGAATCTCATAGCATCTCGTAATATCAATAGCGTTTCTTGCAGCATGACTTACACAGTCGCCAGTTGTTTGTCTTTCATCTTCTCCAAAGAGAGGAAAGAAATGTTGAATTGCTTTATACGGCAATGAAAGAGTACCTTTTCCTGTTCCGTATATATCATTACCAAAACTGCTAAATAGCGGTCTTGGCAACTCTTCCATTAATGCTGCCATATCTTTAGAATCGCAAACTGCACCCTTTAAGCCATTATCATATTCTTTTAAAATATCTTCTGGAGTTTCAAAGCCCATTTAAGATCTCCTTCGCTGTATTTTCCCATGAAAATTTAATTGCAGTTTCAATTCCTGCTAAATTATTTTGTAGTTGATTGTTTACTTTTTTATTATGAATTTCTCTCATATAATTTGCCGTTTGTTCGATTTGTCTATCCTCAAATGCAGCCCATTCACCTTGTCCATGAAACCAGATTCCATCATGAGCCGGTTCAAGTTTATCTATTTCAATCAAATATGAATTTTCTGTATTTGTAAATTCTGTGTGGCCCGAATAATTTGTTGTAATCACATGTTTTCCACAGGATAGCAATTCAAGAAGTTCAAGATTCCATCCCTCTGCCTTAACAGGAAAAACACCACAATCAATTTGTCTCATTATATTATACACATTTTGATGTGATTTTTGTCGTGGTAAAATTTTAATCTTATTAGCTAACTTGGAATTTTTGTAATAATTGTTCCATTGTTCATTAATTTGATTAATAAATGGATTTTCACATAAAAGCCAAAGCTCAACATCGTCATCTTTTGTGAACGCTGCTTCAAAACACTTTAGAAGAACATCATGTCCTTTTCTAATTTCCCACTTACCACAATTAAAAAATACTGTTGGCTTTCTTGCTACATTATTATTTTCATTAAAAATGGAACGATCAACACCAAGAGGAACGACATCTATCATTTCATCTGGAATGCTTATCTGGTCCTGAATAACACCTTTTGCCCACTTTGAACAAACGAAGATTTTGTCGCAAAACATCATACTTCGCTTTTCTTGTAGCGTAAATTTATTTAATTCAAAAATAGGAAATCCAATTTGAGTTCCATTGCCAACTCTTTCATGGAGTTGATTTTGATGCCAGATTTTAATAGACGTAGTTTTATTTCTACAGTCTAAAATATTCTTTATTCGCCAGTCATATTTTTGTAAATCTTGATATAACTCAGGTTCAGGATCTCCAATAGGAAAAATAGCTACGTCTTCCCCAGATTTTACTAGTTGTTTTGCGATATTATATCCGGCTACACCATAGCCAAGACTATTAATTGGACATTGCAAAATCATAATATTTTTCTCTTTCATTATTTATAAACAATCAGTAAGAAAATTTTCCAACAATCTTTTTGAAAGAAGATATATTGAATATTTAGGTTTACCATTTGGAAAATTTAAACAATTATGCTGCAAGTCGGCAATTTTTATGATACATGCAGCTAATTTTTCTGGAATAGAACAATCAATTAGATTAAAGATATATTCTGCATAATCTACATTTTTTTCATGTGTTAATAATCTAACAATAGTTGCTACATTTGAATTGAAAACATCTACAAGTTCTTGAAAAGTTACGTCTGTATCTTCAATTGTGTCATGAAGAAGTGCAGCTGCCAATACGTCAGATTCATTAATCTGGTAAGTTTCAAAATACAAATCAAGATCTGCACGATTATCATCAAGAAATTTTTTAGTATTTTCATATACTTTTAAAATGTGATCTTCGTAGTAATCTGCTCCGCTCCATCGTTTTTGTCCACTGTGAGCTTTTTGAGCAAAGATTTTAACGTCATTAATTGTCCACGACATTGCTTTTTCTCCTTTTTCTTGTGCTTATCGCACGTTTAATCATTCTGCCAAATTTTGATAATATTGTCTGGAAAATAAAGATCTTTAATATTATCTTCTAGATCTTCAATTGTTTGACCGGCAAAACCAGTTGCAAGAGGAGTTAACAGGAAGATAAGATCATCGTGTATATGGGCGTATTTTATTAGCTCTACTAATTGTTCTCGTACATAATCCCATCCCACAAACCCCTTTTGTAAATCTTTAGTTATTATAGCGTATGTCTGGCCCTGCCGCCCCTTAGCTTGTCCGTATTTTGCACCCCACATCATAGCGGTTTTAGCTGCCCCAGCACCGTGCCTACCTTCAGTATTACTACCAAATACAAATATTTCATTCTGCAATAAAAATTCTACCATTGTTTTCTCCAAAAAAAAGAGCTACCCAATTCTGGATAGCTCTATTATAACAGGTTTCGTCTTTATGTCAATAAGAATCTGCGGAAATTACTTCTCCACCAGCTCTTGTAATCAAAGATCTAACTACAGAAGTTGATGCTGTTTCTTTTACAAATCTTACACTGCCATCTGACATACAGATATTTGCTCCGCCCGGATGCCAGCTAAAGATTTCATTGTTTGGTCCGCAGTCGTGAGTTGACCATGTTGCAGTTCCTCCGCAACTAATTTGACTAAATGATCCATTTCTATTATTATTAATACCGCTAGATACGCCAGCAGCATTATCTGGATCGCCCCATCGCCAGCTACGTCTTGCCCCAGCAACATAAGGAGCGGGAGCGTTCAAGTCTGGCAAGTAATCAGTGGTAGGCATTGAGTAATTTCCAGTTCCTTGCATTTTTGGACTTCTGCCCGTGTCTTCATAAAACATAGCAGTGTTAGAAGTGCCATCTGTAGTTGCTGAAATTGGTACGCCTTGAAAAATATCGACTGCTCCTGAAATTACTTTACTAGGGTCGATCTGATAAGTTTTAATGCTAGAGCAGCTAGAGCAATTAAATACTGTATAGGCTGATACTGGGTAAGGACTGCCAGTTAGTGGACCATCCATAGGAACTGGAGATACATATCCAGTTTGCCACTTTGTCGTTCCATTTGCCATGATTTCCGTATACGGGGCTGTTGCATAGTCAATACATCCAAATCCAACGCTGTCTTTTCCATTGTTTCTATCTGATGACAAGGCATTTGTTGGACACAAGAATGTCGCAATCATTGTATTAGTTGCTGTTGTGTTCCCTGCAAAATTATAAGGTAGCTGTAGATTGAATTGATTATATACATTACCTTGCTCAATTGTTCCAAGAATCATTGTGAACGTACTATGATAATCTTGGGTTTTATAAACTTGAGAGTTTACCGGAAGATTATGTTCGCCTGATCGTGGAAGTGTTCCTCTAATACTTTCAAAGTTGTGTGCCGCTAGTCCGATTTGCTTGAGATTATTAACACACTGAGATCTTCGAGCCGCTTCTCTTGCTGATTGTACAGCCGGAAGAAGAAGACTGATTAATACAGCGATAATTGAAATAGTTACTAACAGCTCAATTAGAGAAAATCCACGACGAACATTTTTGTTTTTAATCACTTTTATTATTCTCCACTATTATTCTGCAATAATTAAGAAATTGCTCTTGACTAAACGCCCATTTCATAGTATTAATATCTTTATGCAACCATTGCACATTACCTTCGATATAACCTTTTGCAGAATCTATTCTATCTAATGTTGCGGTCCATTTTTTATTGTCTATTTGTGGTAAATAAATATCTATTCCACTTATTGCGCATTTAAAATTTTGTTTTTTTAATATTTCATACGCATATTCTATAGATATAGAAAGCTCATTACCTCTTTTTTTTGCTCTATTTTTAACTACTGACCAGTAGTGACCAGATATCTTTTCATAACCTTTAAAGCTATGATTTTCTTTTCCATATTTTCGTTCATACTTTCCACAATTTTTACTTCTTTCAATTCTAGAGCATGAGTTGCAGCCTTTAGTTTGTCCAGAAATTAAGTCATAATATCTTACATTTTGTTCAGTGCCACATTCGCATTTACAGTTTAATATACCATTTGAAGTTTCTGTATCTCCTATATAGTTTAATACTGTCCAGCGATTATACTTATTTCCAATTGTAGATTTAATTTTATTTTTTGAATTTTTATTTTTAGAATTTTTAATACCATATTTATTCATATAGTTATAAAATGTTCTTTTTGAAATATTTTTAGATTTACAGAAATCCACAATAGAGTTTTCACTATTAATTACATCTTCGATATCTTTTTGTGTTAGCATTTTAAAGCTCCTTTCGCTTGTTATACTATACACAATAATTCAATAGAAGTGAATTAATTCTATTAAAATAAAGAGGCGACTCTATTCGTCGCCCTTCGACAACATTATTATAACACTGAATAATCAAAAGTCAAGTGAAGATTTTATGAAGATTGTGCTTTTTTCAACGCTTCAGGGTCTGGACGATCAGGGTCTCCCGGCTTTGCCGGTTTATAGTTTTTGCCTTCTCGCTGCTTTTTCTTTTGGATATTTTCCCATAATCCGGGCTTTTCGGCTTCTGCGTATCCACTCATTGCGTCTATATAATTTTTTTTCATTTGAAACTCTCCTATATAAAAATATTTGACACTATATAATATTACACAATTAACTTATTTCAGCTATTGTATCAAATCCACTTGTAGTTAAAGTGTACCCCGCTTTTGTTAGTTTAGATAATATATTATTATATAATATACTATTGCCAAAACTTAATGAAAACTCAGCATGGATGTGTTCAAATTGTATTCTTTTAATATCATATTTATCAAGATCAATGGTATTCACTATATCACAATCAAGACCTTCTGTATCAATATATAATCTATCAATTATTTTTAAATTTTGACTATCGAAAAAATCATTAATAGTCATTGCTGGAACCGTAAATGATATGATATCTTGATGCTTAACATGCATTACAACATGTTCTCTCTTGACTGAAGTGGCTTCGCATCTTACTTCATTTGCTGGCATAAATAATTCTAATTCTTTTTTATTTGGATCTTCTGTTATGGCAATATTAAAGAAGTGTACATTTTCAAATCCACTATAATGATTTACCGCCATATTCAAAGCGGATTTCATAGGTTCTATTAAATATGCATTTTTAATTGCATTTTTATTAGATTTAATATAATGGAAAACGTGATCATCGCCATGATTACATCCAACTTGTACTATATTCATAAAATTTCCTTAAAGTTATTAGTATACATATTTATTGATTCTATCCAGTACTCGTTAAAATGATGCTGTTTATGCCATTCAGAATTTGGAACATGAGTTCCCATTTCAGCACCAATATTTTGTATTCTTGAAATAGTTGGGAATAACTCCCATCTTTCTTTTCTTGCTACATGATTTATAGTAGCGTCCCAACTGCCATTTCGCCCTTGAAAATCCCAAACTTTTTCCATCTCATCAAATCTACTTTTCCATGTTGCCCAGCCCCAAGGAGTGAACCAGCATCTGCGAAATACTCTATCTGTATTATTATTTTTAGGATAGTGATGTTCTGTTAAATTATCCGATGTGACATATCCGCAAACCGTAAATAGACTAGAATCATCTCTAAATTGTTTTGCCCATTCAAAATATTTCAAACAATCTTTTCCGGGAATTGTATCGTCTTCAAAGTGAATATGATAATCATTTTGTGAAAATCCAATTGCAAGCGACTGGTAGATATTAGTATTACATCCCATTCTTCGTTTATTTATAATTGTTTCAGTTTGATTTGGTCTAAAGTTTTTAGCTAGTTTTTCAACTTCTTTTGATCCGGGGTCGCAACAAATTGTTATTTTATAATCTTCAATGCCAAAGCACTGATCAAGATGTTGTAAAAGTGTAGCAGTGTATTTTGGTCTATTATATAATGAAATTGTTAGCGTCTTCAAGTTTTTACCTCTGTCACTTTTGATTCTGGAAAAAATTTATTTTGCAGTTCCACCTTTGAATTATATCTCTTCATGTTGGCATTGTCAACCTCTTTTGCAGAGATCTCTCCATATCGTGCTTTTTCCACCGCAATAAAAGTTTCTCTATTTACCTGTATCAAATTCTTAAACTCTTCTGAAGTGATAATATCGTTATGCTTTTTGCCTCCGACTTGTCCAGCTATATATCCCGAAATAAAATCGGACAATGGAAAACTATTTTTAACTATTAAAATAGCAAGATAATCATATGCATATCCTTCATCTACTAAAATTGAAACCATTTATCTTTTCCTCTGTAGTATTTAATAGTTGGATGATTGTAGTCCCATTCTGATGGATTGAACATTGGGTGATTTTCCGGCTCAAATACGTGAGTCTCTGCTCCTACTGCAACTGCTAGGTGTTTATCTCCTGTATTGCTTCCATAATATAATCCAACTTTTTTCATAAGAGATAGGTATTTTGTAATTTCGAGATCTATTAATACATGTTCTGCTATATTCTTATCATAAGTATACGAAGATGACAATATTAAAATTGGAGTATATCTTTTTCTTTTAAGCAGTTCTATAATTTTAGAGCAATCATTTTCAGAAATTCCTCTAATATCTTTAGCAAGCGCGGAACACATAGGTGATACTATAACCGGATTTGGTTTGTCTTTTAAATACTCATATGTCCACGTATCAGCAGAGAAGTTGCTTGATATCACGAGAGGTCTATTGTCAATTAGATCGCCATAACTACCAAAAATCCCCCTGAGCATTCTAGTTGTATAATGCCCATTTCCCAACTTAGGCAAGCTATTTTTTGTCATTATCTCAAATGGCAAATTATCTGTTATTTCTACCTTTGCTAAATTATCAAAAAAAATTTTGAACTTCTCTTGATCTTTAGGAAGTAGGATAGTAAATTTAAATGGGAAATATTTACATATCGCAGTCATAAGTAAAGTATCTCCCATGCCATAATTTCCACATGTAACTTTCATACTAGATGCCTAAATCTTTCAATATTGTTTTTGACTAACTCAGGATAGGTATCATCAACTTCAACATGCTCCATTTTATATTCAGTTCTTCCAAATAAATCGACACACTTATCTAAATTATTTCTGATCGTTTCTTTAATTTCGGGTGTATCGCTCTCTGTGTGAGCAAATGATTCTATCTTTTCAATAATCTGCTTTTCATCTCCAAGATAAGAAAAATGCCATCCAGTGTTCTTAATATTAGGGAACGTATCCTTGTAATGTCTATACCAATGCAAGTCTGAATTTTGCTTTAAGGTTTTTCCATCTATAACAACAGTTCCCCTCCAGTTATGAAATTCATCTGGTTCTGTTACTTTATATGTCAGTTTATTATAGTATAACTGAGTACATAGAGTTACTGGGAATGCGATACTATTATTCCTATAGTGGTCCTTTACTATCTTTTCCATAAAAGATCTTCGTGGAATTTCATCAACATCAGAAATAAAAACTAAATCACTATCTTTAATACTGGTTGGTATTGCCGTGATCATAAATCTTCTTTGATTGTTTTCGAGCATCCAGCTTGTATATTGAGTAGGAAATTGATCATATACAATATACTTTATCTTATCTTGATATTTTTTATATCTATTTGAATTTTCAAGATATCTTAAATTCTTTGATTTGCCACTATGAGTCATTGTTGATTCACATATTACAAATAAATCAACAACAGGATAAAGCTCTTCTAGTCTTATTTCTAAAGTATCAAATTCATTAAAAAATTGAAAACAATCGTATATCATATAATATGCTCAAATTTCTCTGGGTTAGATTTTACTAATTCTGGATAAGTATTATCTATTTCTACCTTTTCCAGTCTAAATTCCGGTCTTCCTAATGGGTCTCTACAGCTAGAAACATTTGATTCAATTTTATTTAATACGCTTTCTTGATCCCATTCGCTGTGACAAAATGACTGTATTTTATTTTTAATATCTTCAGTTGTTCCCATGTACGAGAAATGCCAACTTCCAGTATCAAAAAATCTAGCTCCAATATCTTTCCCATTTCTATAGAATTGAAAATCTGGATTATATTTAAATGTTTTTCCGGGTATGGCTACTGTACCTCCCCAATTTTTATGCATTGATGGTTCAATAACTTTATGTGTTAACTTACTATAATACAACTGTTGGCAAATAGTGACGGGATGATTAAAATTATAACTGTTTAACAATTCCGATAAAAACGATCTATTAGGTATCTCATCTGCATCTGAAATCATTAATATATCATCTGGTTTCAGATTTTGCATATCAATTCCAGATAATAGATATTTTCTTTGAGCATTTTCTAATGTCCAGTAACCTATATTTTCTGGAAAAGAATCATAAACGATATATGTGATCTTATCAAGATATTTTGCATATCTATCTTTATGTTTCATAAACTTTAATTCATTTGGTTTATTGCTGTGAGTTAAAGTAGATTCACATATTACAAACTTATCAACAATAGGGTACAGTTCTTCCAAACGAATCTCTACAACATCGAATTCGTTGAAGAATTGAAAGCAATCATATATCATATATTATCCTTTGTACGTATGCTTACTGTATATTTCTCCAGTAAGATCCAAATGTTCCACAATATATCCACCAAGTCTTCCTTTGAATTGGTTACAATTAATAAACGCCTCTGAGAAATATTTTGGATTTACCCACCAATCTTCGAACGGCTTATACCAAAATCCAGCTTTCACATCTTCGCAAAGAAGTCTATAGCCTTTATTGAAGAGTAATTCTTGAGATTTGCGTTTTTGTTCGATGTAGGCTTCTTTCGGCACTGTTGGATGTATGCTATCATTTAAAATTCCACAATAAAGATCATGCTCAAAAGTTAAAATTTTAAACTCATAATCATCAAATGGAAAATTTTCTAATGCGATATATGTAACAGGATCGATATCCATAGAAATATAATCTATTAATTTAGGAGCATTATTGTCATCAAGGATTTTCTTCAGAGGCGTATCTGGTATCATTGCGTGAACAAATTTACCTTTTCTTCTATCCTTTCCTGCCAAATAATAATCTAGCCTACCTTCTATTAAAATTCCATCCCAACCATTTTCTTCTAGAAATAGAGTATTTCCCCCGTTAGGTTCCATAAATCCATCTCCAGCACCAATATCCAAATAAAATCCGGGTTGCTTGTTATTTAATAAATAAGCGAACTCATCCTGTGCTTCCTGAGAATACATATTATTTCCTTATGTTAAATCGCTCACATTCGTTTTAGACCACATTTTACAGCTCCAGTAATTAGCTTTCCATTTTGGACCGGGACTATCGCAATTATGTCTGGCGCGATAAGACTTTCGTCTTTCTGGGTCGTCTCTTTTAATACTCATATTGGGATCGCCAAAATTTACTTTAACTACGTTACCTTTTTCATTTTTTACATATACTGAGAACTTTTTAGGTCCGCCCGGAGTACGAAAAGGTTTATTTAATTTGACTTTTTTACCTTTGCCCTTATCATCTTTGCCAAGACCTTCGTGCGGAGTTTCACCATCAAGAGTTTTATCTCTAGTGTCTTCGTAGAACACTCCTCCTGCAACTGTTACTTCATAAGTAAATTCGCCCCATTCTTCATCCCATTCAGCTTCGGCATATTCCATATAAAGACTTGCCTTTCCAAGCAAATCATCGCCTTTGCTTTGTTGAATACAAATTGCTACACGCTGCTTTTGGTCTGGATATTCTTTTTTCATTGCAGGATTGCTCATGCAACTTGACATAAAAGAATTCTCATCCTGACCTTTTTTTCTGTTTGGAATGGGCATTATTTGCTCCTTTTGATTCTCATTAAGTCTTCACCAGTATAAATTTTATTCGATTCAGGATCTTCTGGCTCTTCCTCTTCTTCAGGTTCTTCTTCTTCGCTATCTTCATTTTTTTGTGACATTACATAGTCATGAACCGCCTTAATGTAGTCGTCGGCTAAGGTAAGTTTACCCTGAACCCAAGGTTCTGCGAAAGACATATTTTCATTTGCAATCATTGCAACTAATGGATCAATATGTCTCTTTAATGAAGAGATGCTTCCTTTTGCCATAGTTATCGCTTGTTCTGTAATTTCTTCTGCATCTTCGCTAGATTTAGTTTTTATTGATGCCCAAGCCTCTTCTAGTTGTTTAATATTCATAGCTTTTGCCTTCTTGCTTGATTTAGGGTGATCTTTTGGTAGTAAATCATTGTCCTGTTTATAATTAGGATTTGATGGTCTTCCGTTGTACATAAGATATAAAAATGCTTTTACTCTAGCAATGCCCCAGCCCCTTCTGTCCATTGAGGGGTGATGACTTGTTGAAAAAGCTCCTTCTCCTCTTCTTTGTACAGATTTTAGCTGACCCATAGTAGCCTTGAATCCTTTTTTATTTTTTTCAACTTTTGCATTATGTTCTTTCATCATTGAAGAAAGAGTATTAGTGGTATTTTTTCCTTGTTTAATATCGGGATTTGGCTTGCTAGCTGAATCTGGAGCATTTTTCTTTGATCCCTTTTTTCTTTCTCCGGGCTTTGCGGGAGTTTTACGAGGATCATTTTTAGATGGTTTACCATATTGTAATGCATTAGACTCCTCTAATGCATCTTGAATATCTTTTATTCTATCGTTAAGATTTTTCATCGCCTTTTCCTATGCTGATTACTGTTATTAAAAGTTGCCTCTCTCGTAATCACTTTGCTCTTTTTTTACTTTGACAGGAGATTTGCTATGAGTGCTGGAATGCCCGTCATGACCATCAAAATTACCAAAATAAGAATTTGACTTCTTATCCTTTTCTTTCTTCTCATTGTTAATCTTTTCTATTTTGCTAGTGTGCTTTTCTTTTTCTTTTTTAGAATAAGATAGTTCATCAACTTCTAAAGGAACATCCGCTGGCTCTTTATCATTTCTGATTCCCATCGGATTTACTTTTGTTTGCAGTTTTTTTTCGTTTACATACTTGTCTTTGCCGCTTTGTTTTATATCAGCAAGAGCTTCTTCTAAACCACGAATTAATCTTTTGGCAAATGGTTCTCTCACTTTCTCTCCTCTATATTATAATTATAGTTTTCATTATCTTCAAAAACCCATTTCCAATTATTCTCTGCTGACCATATGTGAGAGTGGATTTTTCTATTTATAATAGCTTCTGGTTTTGTACAGAATGATGGCTCGTGAAACTTTAGTCTGTTATTTGGCTGGATTGCAAAATTACCATTATCTAATTTGATAAAATGGCCACATTTATGCTGGCCCGGAGCTTCGCTAAAGCTAATAGGCGGCATGTTTTTATCTTCATTAGCCCAGTCAATTGTAAACATGTAATTGCCGAAATATTCTTTTTTTGTTCTGCTAACGTATTTGACTCTTTTATTTTGTAGCACATCAAATACTATAATAGATGGATAGTAGCTAAATGAGTCCCAAAGCATAATTTCTTCTAAAAACTCCTGCTCATCATTGCCGGTTATTGCAATGTCTGGACTTTGACAAAAAGCAGATATTGGCAATCTAAAAAATATTCCACCATCTTCAAGCATAGAATGAAAAAGAGGGACTCTTCCGGGAATACTTGCAAAACCAAAAATTAAACATGGATAGTAAGTTCCATGCCCATCTTCTAAATTTTGCAAGAACTCTCCTCTTACATAACATTCTATTGGTGGTATGTTACAATTAAGATATGCCATTAAGATAGCGTTAGTAGATATTGAGTTTTATGAACAAGAGCAAGCATCTCATCACGGATATTTAAAAGATCAGTATCTGACTCAGAAAACTCAGAAAACTGACCAGTTAAAGATATTAAAAATCCTTCAAATCCTTTGATTGTTTCTATTACATCTGACACATCATAACTGATTATGCTTGCGGAGCTATTACCAAAGGTTCTTCCATATTTACCCATATAAACTTCCATGAACTGATCGGAAAGATCATGGATACCATCATATAGTCCACCTAATGCTTGGTGCTGTGCATATGAAGTTGTCAACCAATGAAATACATGGATCTGAGATACAAATCCTAAAAGTGTGCTTACTAGATTTTCCATTAAACTAATACCCTTTCGCTCTTGTCTACTATTCTATGTGGGCGACCGTTTGGTGTTTCATACTCTGTCGCAGGATCTATTCCCAATGATCTATACACAATATCAATTACTGAACCAATCTTAACTTCGTCTTTTGTTATATCGGTTCCATCTTTATCTGTTTCGCCAATTATTTTGCCGCCTTGAAGATCTCCACCAAACACTGCCAATGCTCCTCTGACCCAGTGATCTCTTCCTGCGGTTGGATTAATTTTTGGAGTTCGGACGAATTCGCCCATCACTACTACTATTGTATCATCAAGAAGTCCTCTTGACAACAAATCTTTTAATAAATTTGAAAGTCCCTTGTCTAATGTCGGCAAAAGATTATTTTTTAGTGAATCAAAATTTTTCTGGTGAGTATCCCATCCTCCTAAATTTACTTCAACATAAGGAACGCCAACTTCGACAAGTTTTCGAGCAAGTAAGCAACCTTTACCAAAGTTATTATTGCCATATCTTTCAATATTAACTGTTTCTGATTTAAAATCAAATAAAGAAGTAATTGGAGAATATGTCATATCAATTGCTTTATTATAAACTTTGTAATGATCTGTAGCTGCGCGACTACGACCTTTGGCAAAATTGCCTTCAAGGCTTTCCCATAGTTTAATTTTATTTTTTGATAAGTTAAAATCTATATTATCTAAAGGATTGCCCGGATTATTTACTGAGAATGGCGAGTAACCCATACCCAAAAACCCAGCCCCGATACTATTCCCATTAATACTGATATTGGATGGAATAGGAAGGTTTCTAGAAGAACTAAGCTCATACGAAATAACACTGCCAAAAGAAGGGTGTATAATAGTAGGATTGATAACATAACCAGTATGAGTTTGGTAGTTTGCACGTTCATGGTTCCCATCTACGTAGTTAAGAGAACGTATGACTGTGCCTTTGTCCATTAACTTTGCAGTTTCAGTCATATGTTCAGATATAAACAGACCCGGAACTGGAGTTTGTATTGGCTTAAACTCGCCACCATTTTTACTATCGGGCTTTAAATCCCACATATCAATAGTTGATGGGCCACCGCCTAACCAAATTGTAATACAGCTTTTTTGCTTTGGCCTACCTTCATTTAACCCAGCAATTAAGTTTGCAGCAGGATTAGCGAAGATAGCTGACGATAATAGGTGCTTGATTAAATGTCTTCTGTTCATTTTTACCTCAGTGGTTAAGGATGAATTCATTACTGTTAAGTAAAGCCCAGACTATATCTTCTGCCTTTTGATCTTTTAATATGACAAGTTCGTCTTGTTTTGGCTTTCTTGATAGCAGTGTAAGAAATATACCCTCATTATTTTTATTTTTATTAATTATAGACTTTGTTAGCTGACCGTTCATAGTTGAGAGAACTTGCTGAATTGTAAGTTCATAGTCTTCTGTTGAGTCGTCGTCGCCCGAAAAGATTCTTACAAAGTTTCTCTGGGCTGTTTTGTTTAACTCTCTATCAGAAAGCATTGTAAATGTTCTGTAGATTTGTTCGGGGGTCATTGGCTTTACATAGTAGTGAGAAAAATAGGAGTCATCACCATTCTCTATGCTGGATAATTGATAGGGGGCCGATAAGCATATTTGTTTAACAAGCCACTTAACATTAAAATCTTTTTTAATAAACTCTTTTGATAAGTAGTCAAGGGCTTCGGGGAACTCGGCTGGGTTAGAGGGGTCTAAATCATCAACGGGATTTACAAAACCTTTTCCAATAAAGTATTTCCAATAGCGATTAACAAAAGCTCTAGCTAACTGTTCTCTATATGGACCAGTTATAAACTTAGCTAACGCCTCACGCCTATCTTTATTTTCTACATCTGCTAATTCTTCGCCGTTTAGATATTTTGCCCCGACTGTATTTTTATTTTTTGTAGAACCAATCTGATAAGTTACCTTATCTTTAATTCTAACTTCTTTTATTTCAAATAAGTTTTGAGCGTTTGGATCACGGCCACTCTTGTCGTCTATTTGCTTAGAAGTTGAACCTTGAAAGAACGCTGCGGTGTTCCAAAACTGCTCTTGCGACCAGTCGTTGGTCTTTCCATCATGGCACTGGGAGCATTGAATCTGAAGCCCCAAGAATATTTTTGTTGTATCTGCGGTTGCCCTAACTACGTCATTTTTTCCAGCACCTCTAAATTCTATCTTTGACAATAGAAAATTGGTTGCTGGGTTTGTTAGGTTGTCGCCTTGGGCTGATACTAATTCATAAACTAGCTTGTCCCAGTATATATTATTATTAAATTTATTTTTTAACCACTCGTCAAATCCATCGTTATTTATTACTGTATTGTTAAATCTATCAGGACGACGATTCACTAATATTACTTTCCAAACGTCTGAAAAGTTTTCACCATATTCTTTTTTTGAAAGCAACTCATCCACTAGTTCTTCTTTTGTTCTGCTATTCTTAACGATTAGCTCGTCTACGGTTGGCAATCTTCCAAATAAATCCAAATATAGTCTTCTAGTCCATTCATCTCTTGAAGTCTCGACTGATGGTGTTATTTTTTCACTTTTCCATTTATCTTGGATTATATTATTTAATTCAGAGGCTTGAATTGGTAATGCTAATATTAGGAGGGAAATAATTTTTTTTAGCATTGGAGGGTCTCCTTTCTTACTTATAATACACAATCTATACTGTTATTGAATTTTATAAGCATCCATCAAGAAACTTTCAATTGATTGATAGTTATTAGTCTTAAACAGCTCTTCTGTTCTTTTTTTTGCTTCTTTTTTATTTAAACCTAAAGAAACTAAGCATTGAATACAGTCGTCTAGCAGTTTATAGTTGATTTTTGAGGCTACTTCTATAGATTGCTTAGAATTTTTAGGCTTTTCTTTTTCTACATACACATATTTGACAGTTTCTTTCTCAATAATAGTTTTATTATCTAAATAAGGAAGTAGCATTGGGACAAATATACACATTGCCATAAAGATTAATGCGACTGTTTCATCCATTGCTACTTTCCTTTATTTTAGAGTTTAAATTGAATCGTCTTCTTGTAGTTCTTCGAGTTCTTCTTCAAGAGCTTTCAAATCATTTACATAACATTGAAGGTCATCAATTGAAAGGCACTCTGATGCAATAACGTCACGAATTTCCTCCATTTCATTCTCAATATCTTCTGCTGTTCGGACTTCTTCTTCATCAGTATAATCATCGGAGAAATCATTGTCAAGGGGTTTTTCAAATTCGCCCACAACTGTGTATTTTGCTGTTCGCAGTTTTTGATGTTCGCAATCGTGAGGAACGCTAACAACATCTGATGGGTCTACTTCAACAATTACAACTCGACTAGCTCCACTATGAAAAGTGTTTGCATATCCAAGTGTTCCTACGTGGAAGCCATAGCTACAGCCTTCATTTGCATTATCACAAACCTGATTACGCTCCATAGCCAAAGTTTGTCCCACTGAGTTGTCGAACTTTCGAGTATGCCAATCCTTATAGTCTCGTGTTACTGACTTATAGCCCAAGAAGTTACCCTCTGGTGTAATTGGCATTTGTCCATGCTCAAGAAACTTATAAAGTTCATTAACAGCACGCCGAGAAGGATTCTTCATTACCTTTTCAAAGAAATTAACTAATGGCTTATAAGGTAGCTTTCGCTTTTGGAAATCAAAAATCTTGTTAGTAAGATAATTATTGACATACTCTCCGTTATACTTCACGCCAAGATCATTGACTTCTACTCCATTAGCACCGCTAAAGAATGTTTCGATATTTTTCTTTACACTCAATAGTTCTTCAAAACCATCGTATTCAGCAGAGTCTAGCTTTTCAAGGATTGTGCCCCAATTAGGATTAGAGCTATCAACATTATAAGTTTTAACATTGCCATTATTATTTACGATAACTGTCAAACTGTCTTCGGTTCCGATATAGCTTACGTTGTACATATTATTCTCCTTTAGATTCCATCAAGTCCACATATTCAACCACACTGTCAATTATACCATCCCATTGGGAATTGTCAAGCATAATTTTTACAAGAGGATATTTTTCTATCGCCATATTCTGAAGGCTTGTAAACTCCCCTACTTTTTTATCTATATCATCTTTTACTGAGTCATAAAAACTCCTGTCGTGCCATTTTAGCAACTCTAAAAGTCCTTCGTAATACGCAGATTGGTCGCTATCTCCTGCTATGTTTAATGAAGAGTGGTAATCCGCATATTGCTTAAATAAGCTGTTTGTTTTTGATTTTTTGCCAAGATCTATAGATCGTAAATGACGAATGCTATTTGCTATAATATCATTTGTAATCGCTGTCACTACTTCATTCTTTTCTGCTTTTGTCTTTTCAAGAAGAACATCAAGAAAATTTTTGAAATTTCTTTGGCTAATTCTTAGCTGATTATACTGATTTTCAGTAAAGATATACAATTCTGGATTTCCTTCCTTTTTATGGATTCTGTAAAAGCATGTGGATGCAAAACTTTCAGTAGATAATGCTAGGTCATAGAATTTTTCTGATATATAAAATCCATCTTTGTGATCTTTTGTAATTTTACAACCAGATTTTCTATATCCCCTGAAGTCTTTTATTAGCTTGCAACAGTTATTGTTTTCTTTTGATACTGTTACTCCATCTTTTTTTAGTTCATACTTTGATGCATAAATAATGTCATTTTCTGAACCGTTAATCGCTTTTAAAAACGCATCTTTATGATCAGGTGGAACAAGAATAATTTGTCGTGGCACAATATCATTAAAGATTTGTATCATCTTTTTATTTACTAAAGACTTTTTATCCTTAATAAGAATTACTGAGCTTCTCTCTACTGGAACTTTTGATGGATGATAAGAGTTTAAAGTTTTCTTCCATGAAGACTTGGAAAAGCAAATAATTTCACTATTAAAATCATTATTATCTAGCGTTGTAAAAGTGCTAGTATTCCATGCATTAGGAAAATGTGTAGATACTGCATCTGTATAAGCCTCTTCACCATATCCCGAATCTTTCCAATAGCTATAAAGCTCTTTAAATTTACCAAATCCACTCAGTTCGTTATTTTGCATAATAGCTGAAACATTATTCTTGAAATCTTCTCCTAATTCCTCGCTTATTTGATTGAGCTTATCAATTGTTTTTTGACGATACTCAAGAGATTCACGAGAAGGAGTAATGTCTACGTCTCCAATCTCAAGATTAACAACAGAACCACTTAATAAAAATTTACTCAAATATGTACGAGTAACTGGATAAACCACTTGCCCCATTCGAACATTATAATCTGATGGAAGACCAGTTCCATATGGCATTCTTTTTACTAGTCCAGAAAAAGAATCGTTTGAAATGCTTACATTGCACTCAGGAGTAACATCAAACCATCTTAACACACCGACGATAGCTCTTTCAAAATCATAAAAATTCTCTCTTTTTACAGAGAAAGATACTTTTAGACCAGATTCTTCTGTTGGAGATTGTGCCAATAGCGACACTGATGGCTCACCATTATTATTAATATAGCAAGTATAGGTGTACTTTGTTCCGCCGAAGCAATTCTCTACTGAGAACTGTTGGGTGTATGCAAATGGGCTTTTGCTTCCAAGGCCAAAGCACCCCACTTGAGTATTGGTATCTGTTTTTGTGGAATAGAAATATGTTGTATAGATCTTTTCAAATTCCGTAGGATCAATACCCTGTCCAAAATCCTGAACTGAAAATTCTGAATTCATTGTATTTGGGGCATGGACAACGATTGGGCGATCTTTAATTCCTGCTGCTGCATGAGAGTCGGAA